TTTTGAATAAGTTTACCACGATTTTTAATACTCTTAATAGACTCGTTAACAGGTCTAAAATTCATACCAGTTGTACGCCAAAGACAAGGTAAATCTTCTACATTTACTTCTTCTCCTGCACCGGTAACAGCATGCATATTTAATAATCCATATGCTAAAGTGTAGCATTTTATATTTTTCTGCCTTGCCGCCTCTTCATTAGTTAAATTATCTAACTCTTTGTAAGGAACTTTACCACATTTTGTACCTCCACTAATATCTAATGCCTCATCTTTCCATGATTTAAAAATCACTGAGTAATTTGGATAAGTGTTTGTTTCAGCATCATACTCCATGTATTGATACCCTCGTATAAAAGGTCTAAATAGCACAGGGCCATTGCCTTTTTTACTATAAACTTTTTGTTCAGATATAGTATCATAAATTGAGTATGTTCCCACCTCTAATTTATTTCCATCATCATCTTCACCAACTCTATTTATAGCAAGTTTTGGTAATACTAATGAGCCAGAACCAGAGTCATCTTCTTGACCTGTCATTCTCATTATTTCTTCCTTTGATAAGGAATCATATTTTTGTAATTCAGTCATATATATACCTCCAAGTATATCTATTTAATAATTATTATTAACATACTGACACTCATTGTCAACACATTATTCTACTACATCTAAATTTAACCAATCATAGCCAATTTTTACCTCAGTGTCTAGCGGAACATTAAAATCAATATTGTATATATTTTTTAAAGACTCAATTACTTTTGCCGCACCTTCACGCATTACAGCAACCATTTGAGTCTCTTCATCTGGATGTATATCAGCCACAACAGAGTCATGAACTGTATTTATTAGCATACTTTTTAGATTATGTTTATTAATTAACTCTTGTATATTAATACAAGCTAATGGAACTATATCTGCAGTAGCAAATCCCTGCACAGGATAATTTTTTATTTGTGTAGAGAAACTTGTACCACCCCAAGGCATCCTTTCTACTGTTGGAAATGCGTATTGTCTGCCTGTTGGTAGTGTAATCATTTTATATTTTAATGCTTCATTTTGTAATTTTTCATGCCATAATGTAATACCTTTATACTTTTCTTTAAAAGCATCATAGTATCTTTTTTCATTATCAGTTCCAGACATACCTCCATACAAAGGTTTGAAGGTATGCCCTTTAGCATGCTGTCTGGACACACCGATAATGTCTGCAGTATATTGGTGCACATCTACGCCATTTTCTATATCTTTCATGCCTTGCTCGTCTTGTGCTAAAAATACTGCTGTCCTAAATTCTAACTGTGCATAATCTATTTCCGCTACTTTACCATTTTCAAATCGAGATGTAATTACTTTACGAATAGGAAATGTACCACCTCGTGGTTGATTTTGGAAGTTAGGGTCACGACTTGACAACCTGCCTGTTCTTGTAATGCATTGCATAAAATTAGGATACAAAAAACCATCTTGTTTTGTATGTTTTTTTATACCTTCTACAAATGTAGATAGATAAGTTTCTAATGCATTGTATCTTGTAATCTTACTCACAAAATTATTTAGTTCTTCAGTTTGTGATGCTAATCTTTGTAGGGTAATTCTATCTGTTTTAAAACCACCCTCAGATGCATCAGAAACAAACTGTGCTCTTGCTCCAAATCCTGCTCTCTCTTCTGTGTTTTTATATATAACACCTTCTGATTTACAGGTTGGGCATTTGGACATATTTTTATATTTACCACCATTTACTTTGTATTTTTGTATATACCCTTTACCTTTACATTCATCACATTGTAATGCTTTTGTTTTAAATATAGGCATTAGATACATCATTAATGTTTTTTGAAACTCTAGCTTAGTCATGCGTGGGCGTTTCTTTGGTTTCTTAGTATACTTATCAATACCAATATTAAAATCCATTACCCAACCCTTTTTATCTACAACTCTAGTTCCATAAATTAACATAGATAATTGTTCTGGACTTGATGGATTAATTTTAGTATCTCCCATCTTCTCATGTATTATAGTATCAATTTCAGTACGCAACTTATCATGCTCTAATTGAAATTCTTTTTCAACTTCATTTAATTTAGGTATATCAATTCGTATACCATTACTTTCCATTTGTGTTAATACAGCACAAAATTGGCACATAATACGCACAGTATCAAGTAGTACTTTATTTCTAGGTAATCTAAAATCTTTCATTTGTGATTGAAACAGAGCTCTAGTTGCTTGTATATCTTGCCTACCATACTCATCAACAATACGCAAAGGTATGTTTTCAAAAGATACATCACGTTCTAAATACTGTTCTGTTGCATCAGATTTTTGACTAACATTACGCCTTATACAACAATCTTTTAATTTTAAACTTTGTTTAGAACCTCTACCTAAAACATATTCACCAATCATAGTATCATATATTTTACCTTTATAATTAAAACCAGACTCCCACAACCATAGTAAATCAAATTTTATATTGTGGCCAACAAGTAATGTTGTCTCATCTAAGATATCCTGTATCTCTTTTTTATATATGGGCCCATTGTATTCTGAGTGTTTAAAAAAGAAATACTCATCGTTAATACCAATACTAACAATAAAGTTATCTGGATGTTTGGGTGAAGGGTCTTTTTTACCATCAATAACTTGATAAGATGTTTCTATGTCAAATACTGTAATCAATCTATGTACCTCGATAATTCTGGAATAATCTTGCAAGTTATCTTGCCATGATATCCTGTTATTTTATTTTTACTAACAGCAACACTTCTTAAATCTTGGTCTACTTCTAGATTGTTACTAAATCCAACACCAATAATTACATCAGCCTCCGCCGCCTTTCCTGTCTTACTATTCTCCATCATGTCAAATGTCAAGTCTAAACGACCAGATGCATCTGCAGATGCTTGTGATATACCAATTAAAGCACAGCTTCTTCTCTTAGCAATCTCCCTTGCCCCGGTATAGATAGCTCGTAGTTTTTCATCTGTTCTTGCAAATGTACCAGTTACATGCACCTTATCTAATTGGTCAATAATTAAAACATTTGGTTTTTCTTTAGCTACATATGAGTCTATCTTATCTAACGACCAATCAACTGTATCTAGTATTCGCATGTTATCTTTTATGTTAGCCCATGACTCACCTGCTTTTGTAGGATTATCTTTTATTTCAGCAAAACTCATACCTGTATGTGCATTTACCAATCTCATCTGCGTTCTTATTGCAGGTTCTTCATTGATAAGTGCACATACTTTGGCCCCTTGAGAAGCAAAACCGCCTTGACCTGCGACCATATTAACCCAAAATGCGGTCTTGCCACTCTCTGGTCTGGCGAAGACAATTAAAAAATTACCATCACCAATCCCATTAACTCTATCTCTAAGTTCAGATAGGTTAAATTTCCATTTCGTATTATCTTTTAATGCATCAATTAGAAGATGTATATCATCTGTAACATTCTCATACTCTTCTTTGTTTACACCATTTGATTCATCTATTAATGTTTGTATATCGTTAAAGGTTGTATCATTTGTATTGTTATACATCTCTGTTGCTTTTACAGCAATCTGTTTTGCTATTGCCTGTTTATGTAATGACTCTAGTATTGTTACAGCTATTTTTTTATTAGGTTTTTGATTTTTTACCTCTTCTAATAAATCACTAAAGTTATCTCTTGCAACTCTTGTTAACGCAGGATTGTATACCTCTGTATGCAATGTAGAAATCTCATCAATACTTAAACTTGTATCTGAGTTAGCATGAGCTTTTGTTATTGTTTCATACAATGTACCTGTACCATTGGTAAACATTGTTTTAGATACTCGACCTTTATTCTCTTCATAAAAATCTTTATCTAGTAATAAATTTATAAGTTGTTTTTCAATCATATGGTTCGCAGTTGTTTTAGTATTTCTTTCATTACTTTTGTTTTTGTTTTATCTTTCCAATGCTTTATATAATATTTTGCAACCTTTCTGTCAAGCCTACATGATGATTTAGATAAGGGCCAAGTTCGTAAGTAAGCTAAATAACTTCTGCAACTCATCATGTACATAGGAAGTTCAGTTCGTTTTAATTTTAATTTTTTATACTCACCATTATGTGCATACACACAATGAAAATATTTTTGCTTTTCTAAAATAAACCAAGGGTGTGTGCCGCAATCAATTAATTTCCACATTTAGTTCACCATCGAATAATCTTGACCAGTTTGATAATACTCAGTCTCTTTGCATTTAGTGCAAATTCTGTTGTGAATACCCTCACTTAAAAATGGAGTATAACACATCATGCAATCTCTTTTTTTCTTTTTTTTAGTAGGCACACGATTTCCTATTTGTTTATCTGGGCCTCTACGATATGTTCTTTTTAACATCTTTAATTTTCCTTATCTCTGTTTGCCATCCTAATATAAATATAATGAATAGCTGTTTTAATTTGCCTTTTGTTACAGGCTGTCTTTTTAAATTAATATATAAAAATTCTATCAGTGCGTCAATAAATATTTTATTAAACATTTATACATTTCTCCTCATCTTTTACTTTACTACAATAAAACTCTCTTGCTTTATCTTTTTTTATTTTTTGTTTTTCTAATATTTTCTTTTTCTTTTCTGGATTAGGACTACTTTCTAATGCACCATCAATAACTTGTATTGTTTCTTTAGCAATAAAGTATGTACAACCCTGTAATAAAAATAAAAATAATATAACAAATCTAAGCATTTACCCACCATTCTGGGGCAAACACACCTTTCTCCCATTTAGCAAAATACGCTTTAGCACCTTGATAATATTTTCTGTATGCAGTTATGTAATCTTTATCTTTGTATTCATCTGGCATACATTGAGGAGGCTCACTAATATAATCTTTATGCATTACTTTTTTAATTTTGTTTGCATATTTATTGTCATAAATTGCCTCAATAATACGAAATGATTTATGCTCTTTATTAAATCGTTGTTCATATTGATGATTAATATACACAGCATTTTCTAATGCCCAGATAAAATTTTGCCTAGTATTACCTACCCATATAGTCATTGGATGTTTAGGATAAGCAGGTTTGTATAAATCATCAAATTCTTTTTCTGCATTAGCTTGTACAGCAGTAGATAACATTTGACAACTTTCTAATAACATTTTTGGCACATGTTTATCACACAAAGCAAGTGCGGCTTTGTAGAGGTCTTTATCTAAAAAAAATATATTCATGGTATTAGTACCTCTTTGTTTTTAACTTTGTAACCTAATTGTCTTATAAAGTAAATTGCATCTCTGGTCAATGTCTCTTTACCTGTTATTGAGGTAAACAATTTTGCTCTATGACAAACTGGGTAAATTAAATTATTACCATAAACATTTTTCATCTCTACATGTATGGTATCTTTTTCTATTGTTATTTCTTTAGTCATTTTAATATACTTTCTATTTGATTACTTCCGTAATATTTTAAATCGTCATCAAGTATCTTTACTTGAGTATCTATATAGTATCTTAACTTATTTGCTATGTCAAATGCCTTGGTGGTTGCATCCCTATCAAGTGCTACAATTATTTTTTTAAATCTTTTTTTTAATACAGGTATGTAACT